GGAAAACGCTACAGACGCTCTTGCCATTACAGACGTATCGTTGTGAAGTTATCGGATACAAGCTCCTCGGGCGTGCCTTCGGTGGCATCAGCAAACCGAGCTTCGCTTAGTTTCATCAGGTACAGGTTCCACAAGCTCTCAGTGAACCCGTTGGAGTTCGTCATCGTGTATGCAATCTCGTGCGCCATGCGCGCTGCGATAGTTTCTATGAGGAGGCTGTCGTATTCGTTCGCATCAGTGACGCGAGCCAAATAGCGCAGGTTAATAGTTCCCTCATCAGTCAAAAGCTTGCGGCCTTCGATGACATACGTCACACCTTGGTCAACCTCTCCCTCGACATCTAAAACTCGAAGACAATAGGGATCAGTCGGCAGAGAAAACTGATAGGCAAATTCATACGCCGGCGCATCTGACAGGACGGCAAGCGCCGTTCGTCTTATCAGACAATTCCAAGGATGAGCCCGGAACACGCTGTCGCGGACAAACTCATAACGCTGGTTGCAAACGCGGCCGGCTTTCGAGTCCTCAGTCAACGCGATGATGTTGGACGCACCGATCATGTTCAGCGCTGAGTTACAAATATCAACGTCAGATGCCATGTTTAATTCCTAAAAAAGAAAGGGGGGCCGAAGCCCCCCAATCTAATTACTCGACAACGTAGAACATCATCAGCGCGATGGTGCCGGTGGCAGAAGCGCCAGCCAGCGTCACCGTGACGGGATATCCATCTTTGTCGGCGTCAACGACAGAACCGCCACCCAAAGCAAGGGTCACGGCGATATCGTTGCGGCCAGCAGAGCTGGTCGAAGTCGCGGCGAGGAATTCGTCCGCATCCAACGAAACAGCGGTGCCGTCCGCATTGTTATAGGCACCATGTCCTACCGACAGCGTGGTCGAAGCGCCAAGGGCATCGTTGTAGAGATACCCACCAACAACGCGAGCGTTGTCCGGTAGGTTGAACATCTCAATAACGTCAGAAGCGCTGAGGCTGGAAGCCTCATATTCGCCATAGGCGACACGCACTTTGCCATTGGTGTTTGGATCCACGAAATCGCTAGGATCGTCCTGGTCCCAGATGGTCTTCTGGATTGAATATACAGTAGCCATTTGTCAGACCTCCTTACGCCGACTCATCGATGTCGATCTGAACAACCTTTTCTTCTTCCATCCTGGTGCTACCAACTGACATGCAGTAGTAGACCTGAGTGGAATAAGATTTGTCAGAACGCTCATCGATGCGAGCCGTTACGTCTTTGCCGACCGCCAACATCAGCGCATCGCCCTGGAAGGCGAAGCAGGTGCGGATGTTGCCGGAAAGCGCGAGACGAGTGCTAGTGTGGAACCTGTAACCCAGATAGGAATCAAGGCTACCTTGAGCTAACGCCTTGACGGTATTGAAATCGCTCGATTTGACTTCAGTCGTATTCAGAAGCGATTCAATAGCAGCCGGGGAAACCACAATGTGACGGTTGTCAGGATCGACATCCGCCTCATCCATGATCTTCTTGGCATCTAGCAACTTAGCGATAGTCATGTTGGTGCCGCCATTGGCAATCTGGTTCGCGGCGAGCATAGAGGTGCTCGTGCTGCCAGCTTTGCCAGTTTTAGCCGTACCCGTCGCCGCGGTGATGATCTCATCATCAATCGCACGCCCCATCGCGTAGGCCGCAGCCTGTGCGTAAGAGCTCGTCGGATCAATCAACATTTTTACTTTATCGCTATCGTCCACGAGATCCGCCCACTCGTACGTGGTCATCGTGACCATGCGCCGAGAGTGAGGAGTCTCAACCAGGGGGGTGTCCCCGTGCCGAGTCGTCTTGGCGATTGCGGCAGTTTTCCCGATCTGATCGAAAAACGCCTTTTCGCCGGTGACCGACTCTTCACGAACAGCACCCCGGAGCTTCGAGCCCTTTTGCTGAGAAAGCAAATAGACATTCGAAGAAAACTGCTGTGAAAAAGCAGTCGTCACTTGAACAGACATGTGTCTATCCTTCCATTGCTGTTGAGTTAAGAGGAATGGCGACCGGCTACCCCTCGCGGGACCGCGTCTTCAATTTACGATTGATCGTCGGCGTGGCTCGCCAGCTTTTGGACCCTTACGGGCTACCCCACGGCTTCATCGCGATAGATAAATCCGTACAGTCGATCGCGCTCTCTCAAATAATCTAAGTGTTGAGGATGAGCTCTCTCGAAAAGCGGACCATCGATCCGCTCTATTTCTAGCAACTTTGAACGCGCTTCATCCGGAGACATGAGACCCGGCGTCTTTTCTATGCCGATCAACTCGTCTTCAGCCACACGTTCATTGATGAATTCAGACATACTGACCAACGCCCTGATGAAATCAGGATTGTCACCAAGGCGACTACCATCAGCTAACAATGTCTCGCTTAGTTCTTCAGATGCAAACTCATTCAATAATGCGCCAGCGTTATTGATGTTGTCTTCGAACCGCGCTCCGTATTCCTTTTGCAGAACTGCTTGCGTATTTTGCTGGGCTGCTTCTATCACATCGTCTGGATTTTCGCTCAGACCAGCCGTCATCTCATTGTAAGCCGAGACCAACTGCTGGGCTTGCGCGTTGTTAAGCCCAATCTCGTGCGCCGTGTTTGTAAACCAATTGAGCATGCCGGCGTCCGCTTGCTCACCGGCATCTAGCTCATAACCGTCAGCATTCGCCGGCCGGCCAAGCCGATCGTAAACAGCAGCCCAATCTTCCGCAGACGCATGCTCGCCCGGTAAAACTATTTTGTCTTTGCCGATCATGCTCGAGGCATTCACGTATGCCTTAGCTAAGTTCTCGACATCTTGTATCGGCTGCAACGCCGAATGCTCCCGTAAGTCCTCGGGCAAGCTTGCCCTAAAATCAGAGACTTCCTCAGACGGAGCTGCCGGTTCAACCGACTCCGCTACCTGTTCGTCCACCTTTACTCTCCTTCTGTCTGTTGTGGTAAATCTCTCATCATCTGTTCGATGAATAATATGGTTGCACGTTGCCCCTCATTGTAAGCCGTCCGATAAGGGTCGTTATCGAACGAGGGTACGTAACAATGGCACCGGCTCTTGAGATCCTCGAGAATCCGCACACCATTGTCTGTTTTAAAAAGCTCGCGATAGGCCAGCCGTAATCCTTCGCGGTCCTGTTCAAGGGCCGCTAGTTGCTCCTGTTCGTCCATGTTTTAAAATCCCGTTTGGTTTCCTTGCTGTAGAACCTTCATCGCCGGCGCAGCAGCGCCCAGCGCCTCAGCCGTTTGCATCGCTTCCATCTGTTGCATTTGCGCTTGCTCAGCTTCCGCTCGTTGTTCGCGCTTCGCCATCACCTGGGCTTCGCCTTGGCTAACCCGAGCCGGCACATGCAGAACACCTAAGAGGTGACGCACAAGGCCATCGAAATCGACATGATCAAATACTGATGGATCGATCGATGCTGCCGGCGACATGATCTCAAACATGCGCATGATGGCTTGCAGGTCGTTCTGCCGCTGCGCTCGTGCCAAAGGCGACACGTACTCGATCTCAATATCCATATCTGCAATTGCTGGCGGTGGCGCCGGGAACCTATTCTGCCGCACCATGATATTAAACGCCCGGTCGATCATGGGCTGTAGAAGCTCGGCTTGGAGACGACCCAGGACCGGACCCAAAAGCCTCATCTTCTCTTCGGTGCGCTGCACAACCTCTGTTGCCGTCATTTGCGGACCAGTACCGAGCACGAGTTGATCAACATAGTATGCAGCTCGGATAGCTTGCCGGCGCTGTTCCTCGAGGTTTAAGCCCAGCGGGTTGTTTGCGCCGATCTGCAACGGCTCAATACGATCGCGCGTTCCCGATCGGTAGAAATTCAAACCGCCAGGACGAGTGCGCACCGGCAAGATAAAACCGTCATCCGGAACCATGAGAGGCGGGTCTACTTGCTTCTGTGCTGCCTTGATCGTCACCTCAGACATGCGGTTAATCATCTTCACGTCAGGCAGGGCTGTCATCGAAGGGGATCTTCCATACCCCTTTTCGTATGAGCTCTTTAAAAACCTGGGGGTGACGTATGGCATCTCCCGGAAGCCGCTTTCTCCAAGAACGATCTTTTGATCCGGATCGAAATACAGGCTCGAGAACGGCATGTTCTTCGAGTCAATCTTCTGCGCATCCCGATCTGTGCGCGGCATGACTACATGGACAATGGTCACCTCATCATGAGGCTCGGCCTTCAATTTGCGTTGAAACTTTTCGCCGATGTTCTCTTCGCCAAATTGCTGCGCAAGCGCTCGGACTGGCAACGTAAATTTGCGATAAACCGTATCGACACGGCCAAGTTGGTTCTCGACTAAGAAGCATTCCTTGATATGCCGGGTAGAAAACCTCAGATCAAAATCTTCGTCAGCTTCAATGAAACAAACGCCAGTGCCAAACACCACGAGATCCATATAAAGCTCGTGGATCTGCTCCGAGAAGTTCGAGCGCTGGAACGCCTTGTGGAGCTGGTCCGTTACTTCCTCAAGATACTCTTTCGCCTCATCATCGACGTTCATCTCTTCATTGCGATAACGAAGGTCAAACCACGGAGAATAGGGATTCGTCAGCATGCCATGAAGTGACGCAGACAACATCTCAGCGGCATGGATAGCAGTGCCATCAAAGACTAGCTCCATGCGCTTGTCGCCCGGAGTCCGCTTGACGTTTATGTCAGCTTTGCGCGGCAAGATATACTCGGCGAGCTGTTGCCAGTGGTACTCCCACTGCCCGCGCTCGCTCTCGAGCTTGCTTAGCCGTTTGGCAAGCTGAACGGCAACGTCATTAGGTTCAGTCGCCATTAATCGCCCAGTCGCGCTTTCGTCTCTTCACCAGCAACAGAACCCAAAACGCTAGAGCTCAACCGCCGGGGAACGCCGCGCCGAATGGCTGAGCGCTTTTTCTTTTTGTCGCCATCCTTTTCACCAACCCGTACAGCCTTGCGGGGCGTCACAACCGGCTTGGGAGTTACCGTTGGCGGGGTTGGCGTTGAGCTACTACTGTCGCCGCCGCCACCGAAAACCTCCGAAACTGCGTCTGATACTGGTCCCATCGTCTTACCCTTTCATTGCGCCACCGAGCAGAGACGCACCGGCAACCTTTTCTTCAGTAGTTAAACCCACACCGCTCGTTGCGATCGACGCTGCCGAACCTTTCCGACGCTTCAGATCTGAACGCACGTCATCTTGAACCTTCGTTGACGCAACCTCGACGGCCGGCGGCGGTGGAACGGGCGGTATTGGCGGCGGTGCCGGCATTTTCACCTTCGGCATCAAAAAACTCATAGCGCTACCTCTAGCGGGTTGTAGTTGTTGTCGGCCGTCACTTGTGGAGCTCGGGTCCGATCATCAAATTTTTCAATTGCAATACTGGCGTAGCGGAACGAATCCGCGGCATGAGATGCCCAGGAATGCACCGGCTTGTCTCTAAACCGCCGGGAGCGTTCGTCGTACGCATAATGATAATATCTGAGAGCCTCGAGCCCTTCCCGGCACTTCTCTCGATCGAACCAAGCCATCGGGATCAACATTCTCGCCGCATGAATCCCATCATGCACTGGAAGCCGCGGAACAATCCGGAAGTTCAATCCAAGATCGTAAGCCACTTCCCGTCGAGTTTTTCCACTACCAATCTCCCGGACCTCGAGGTCGTGCGGTCCATTATGTCTCGAATAGAGGTAACCCCGCTCTTGCAGCATTTGTACATAATGTGGAAGCCCCTCGCCGCGAGACTGATAATAATCAATGAAATGGATAGAGCGACCAACCCGCTGATAGAACCAAATTGAAGTATAATCGTGCATACCGATGTCAAAACTTGTTTCGACCAGCGCGCTAGGGTCGTAAGGAACTTCCGTAATCCTGCCATCGTCGTTAGCCTTCTGTAGCTCTTTGCCAAATACGGAGCCTGGGACGTTCGCTACCCAACTACACTCAAACTCCTGATTGAACTGATCCTCAGACATCGTGGCGGCGGCAGCCTCGAGCTCGTCAGCGTCAACGATCCCCGTCTCGCTGGCCTTGTACATGGCTCGGCCCCAGCCATTGGCCGATTCCGCCGTTTCCCACAGATCGAAAAAATAATTGTGGCCGCGGGGTGTCCCCAAAAAGACGCAGGTGCCTTTTCTATCACTCAAGGCCGGCCTCAAGATTTCCGGAAACAAACTTTCCGGGCAATCCGCTACCTCATCGACGCAAGCAAAATCCAAGTAGATTCCGCGAAGCGAAGATGGATTCTCGGCGCCAAGTAACTGAATCCGCGCTCCATTTGGAAAGTCGGCTCGCAGCTCCGTTTCGTTGTATGAGACATCGGGTATCGCCGCGCAGTAATGCTTCAAATAATCCCACGCGACGAGTTTTGCTTGGACCCGAGTCGGAGCGATGTACGCCAGCCTCGGTCGATCTTTCGGTTCAAGTATCGCGCGCTTAATCATGTGGTTGATCGCACATACTGTCTTGCCGAACCGCCGATGCATTACCAGAACGGTAAAGCGGTGCTGGTCTATCAGCTCATGTAGTTTTTGTTGTAACGGTCGAGGTGTGTAAGGGATCTCGATGTTTACAGTTCTATTTTTCGCCATGCTCCTGCTGGACCCTTACTTTTTCTTTTTCGGGAACCCTCTCTTCATCAGCGAATAAGATTTATCGCTGATCGTGGTGTTCTTTTTCGATCTCGAGGTGCCGGCCTTGCGGCGTTTATTGATGTTCGCGTAAAGCCCAGGTTTTGCCATCAGCATTTCCACCGGCGTAATGCCAGCGCCTTTCTAGTTGGACGGCCCTTGCTGTCTTTCATTGGGCCTTTGACACCGCTCATACGGGCGCAAAATGATTTTTTTCTCGGACCGCCGCCGGGTTGCGGCCGTTTAAGGTTTGATCCGGTTTTGCGGTTGTAATATTTACGGCCGGCCTCAGTCAGGCCGCCTTTTTTGCTCTTA